TGGGGCGTCCGCCGCGAGGGGCAATCGTGGCCATTGGCGCAGTTGGCTTCAACATCGAGACCGGACAGGTCGGCGAAGTGCTTGACCTGGCGGTGTCACTCGTGTCCTCGTCCGAGATGGGCATGAAGATTGACCCACGGACCGTGCTCTGGTGGCTCGACCAAGACAAGGAGGCTGTCAAGACGTGGCTTCGTCCTGACGCGATGGACCTGACTGCGGCCTGCATTGCGTTCATGGACTGGTACGGCAAGACTCTTCAAGCGGATCGGAAGACGCGGATCTGGGCGAAGGGACCGTCGTTCGATCTCGTGATCCTTCAGTCTGCGCTGCGCAGGTGCAAGATGGGTGCGCCATGGCACCACAGGCAGGAGCGATGTGTCCGCACGATCATCGACCAAGCCACCCAACAAGGCATGGTTGAGCTTGAACGGACCGAGCTCCGGCACTCAGCGGTGGAAGACTGCCTCTACCAGATCAAGCAGGTCCACCTCGCATGGGGAGTTCTGAACCGATGAAGGAGAAGATGATCGACCAAGAGCTGCTGGCCAACGCTCAGGAGCTCGTATCCTCTCTCGACCGCTCGACTCCAGTGGGGCTAGACGTTGGGGCGCTGATCCCTGGCCTGCGCTTGCTGGAGGCAGGGCTGCCTGGCTGTGACCGATGGGCCGTGTCCCTTGGCTCGACTGGTCTGACTCTGGTGCTTTCTCGTCGCGTGGCGGACGGCAGCCAGGTTCTGAATGCACACGTTCGGATGACGTGGGAGCAGCTGCGACTGTTCGTGACGGGTGCTGATCCTTTCTTCAGGCAGGCCATCGCCAACGCGCTGGCTGGTCTTGAGCAGAAAGAGCAGGAGGGGACAGGTGAGCGATCCGGATCTTGAGGCGCTGAGGCGGAGCTACACCTACAATCTGTCACGAGCGAACCGCTGTGAGTCGTGTCGCCATGCTGAGCCCCTCGAAGAGAAGGTGCTCACACGACATGGGAAGTGTCGGCTGCTCAACATCGCGATTGAGGACGTCCGCAGGTCACGGTGTCTTGGGTGGCAGACAACCTGGGGCAAGATCCGTCAACTCACTCGTGAGCTGCATTCGTTGGTATGAGACGCGTCTACATCGGCAATCGACGTGGGACTGTGCTTACCTGGCCCAACCCAGACGAGGCCCAACGGGCATTTCGACTGGCAGACAAGCTGAGGCGTCGTGGTCGCAAGCGACTGTGGCTGTATGCCAATCACATGACTGTGCTGCGGCGGGAACCAACCATGGGCGTGCCACTTCGATGGCTGGCACGGGCACGTGGTTACTTCTATGCTGCTCGCTGTGCAGAACGACATGGCGAGAAGCTGATGTTGGGGTTCCGGTGAGCAAGCAGCTAGATCTATTCGTAGGTGATTGTCAAGAAGAACCTACGAAACGTAACGATACAGGGGGTTCCTCTACCTGTAACAGCGCGGAACGTAACCTCGGGCCGTGTCTTGCTCCTGGTGACTGCGACAAGCCTCGGTGTGTCTATCGTGAGCCTGGCTTCGGTCGAGTTGGGTCTGCTCTCTGCCGAACGCATCTGATTGAAGCATGGCAACGCATCAGGTCAGCAGGCGAAGCTCTGAAAGAGCAAGAGCCGAAGGCAACAATTCCTCGCACACCAGACGTCAGCGACATTCTCTAGCTTACCCTACTCAACCTCACTTACCGTACTGAAGTGTCCACAAGTAGCTGTTTCTGCTTGTGTAACTTGGCACACTTAGGGTTGGTGTGTGAGCTGTGTAGGTTATAACGTTCGTGCTGATTTCCATATACTTCTTTTCGAAGGTAAGTAGGGTAAGTAAAGTTGAGTACCATTCGGAATCGCTGGAGTTTCGTCTACTCAACGTTGGACTGTGAGGGTAAGTAGGCTGAGTTGTGATTCCTGGACTGGCCTTCGGCTCAGTTGACTGGTCCTGCCTGGGCTGAAGGACATGGAGGAGAGGAAGGGTAGCGAGGAGCTGCCCAGCCAAGTATGCTAGGCTGTGATCGTGCGCGCGTGCGTGTCTGAGGACAAGGTCGATGCACCAAGAGAACTGGCAAGCCTCCATAGTCGAAGAGGGAAGTGCATTGGCTGGACACAGCGACGTGCATGGTGCATGGTGCACGTCTAGTCATGCACGTTCACAGGGGACAGCGCCGCAGTGTCCTTGTCAGTCATGCACTGATGCACGTCCCGACGTGCATGGAGGGACACAATTTCCCAATTTGCATTTGGTTTCTGGCGATAGGAAATGCAGGGACACAGTGTCATGCACTGAGGGCATGATGCATCCTCATGCGTCAGTGCATCATGCACGGAGTGTGCCATTTTCCCAGTTTGCATATGTGGAATGGGGATATGCATTGCCTGGACACAGGCCACTGCATGCTGCCATGATGCATCAGTGCATCAGTCGACGTCATGCTGCTCAGTGCAGGTCCGTGCTGCCGTTTCCCAGTTTGCATTTGCAGGGTGGGGATAGGAAATGCAGGGACACAATTCTTGCCAGGATCCAGGTGCAGGTGCATGCACCAACCACGCATCAGCAGGAGTCACCAGGCATCAGCCAACGTCACCAGGCGTCAGCCCACAGGAACCAGGGAGTAGCAGGCCCAACCAGGGATCAGTCTGCGTCAACCAACGTCAGCCTGCCGCAACCAGGGAATACCAGGCCTCACCACGCGTCAGGTTGGCTCAGGTTGCTCAGCGCAGCCCGAACCACGCGAGGGCAGGGCCATGGCTGCCGACAGCAGGGTGCACGTGCGCAGCACCAAGAGGAGCATGCACTGACCAGGTGTGCACTGCCGAGGATCGTGTGTCGTGTGGTGTGAACAGGGGACGTGTGTTGTGTCTGATGATCGGCCTGCTGCGTGGAAGCGTCGTGATCATCTGACGCCTGGGAGCAGAGGAAGGATGGTTCTTGTCCGAGATTTCGCGGAGACAATCCGGTCGACGTTTGTTCGCTGGCTCCACGTCCTCCGTGCAAAATTCCACCAACTCTGAAGGTAGGACACTGACGTGGGCAGAAAACCAGGCACCACCAAGTTCGGCAAGGGATCCTCGGCTCGCAAGCGGTTCCTCGAAGAGCTGGCGGAGACAGGACGCTTCTACGATAGCTGCAAGGCAGCAGGCGTAGCCTACATGACCATGCAGAAGTTCCGCGATCCACAGTACGAGTGGTACGATGCGGACTTCGTGGAAGAGGTGGCTGAGGCCATCGAAGCGTACACCGACAAGTGCCGAGCCGAAGTCCATCGAAGAGGCGTCGAAGGATGGGTCGAACGTGGAATTTTCGACAAGGACGGAACACATCTCGGTGACGTGGTGAGATACAGTGACCGCCTGCTCGAGCTTCACATCAAGAAGCACGATCCAGGCTATCGTGAACACGTATCGGTCGACGCCAGAGCGGCAGTTGCGGCCGGAGGCGTGATCAACCTGTTGGCGGATGTCGAGAAGCTGCCACGGGAGATGCGGAACGCTCTGATCTTGCTCGACGAAGGGATGAAGCAGCTTGCAGAAACAGCTGGAGAAGCTCCTGAAGGAACCTGACATCGCGCTGGCCTGCCGCGCTGCCAACGCGCAGGAGAGTCTGCGGGACTTCATTCCGATGGTCTGGCACGTCATCGAGCCGCAGTCGCGTCCCTTTGTGGATGGGTGGTCAGTGGGCGCCATCTGCGAACACCTGGAAGCGGTCACAAACGGTGAGATCAAACGACTGCTGATCAACGTGCCGCCTGGGTGTATGAAGAGCTTGACGACTGACGTGCTGTGGCCGGCATGGGAGTGGGGTCCAAAGAACATGCCACACTTGCGATACGTCGCTGCATCCTACAGTGAGGCGCTCACGGTCCGAGACAACCGGCGCACCCGCAACATCATTCTGTCCGAGGTGTACCAGCGCTGTTGGCACAATCGGTTCAAGCTGATGATGGACCAGAACGCGAAGATCCGGTTCGACACGGACAAGACCGGCTTCAAGATCGCGACCAGTGTTGGTGGCCTTGGCACCGGTGAGCGGGGAGATCGCTTCATCATCGACGACCCTCACAACATCAAGGACGGCGAGTCGGAGGCCAAGAGGGAGAGCGCTCTCCAGTGGTTCACCGAAGTTGTCCCGACCCGACTCAATGACCCCGACAAGTCGGCCATCATCGTCATCATGCAGCGTGTACACAGTCGTGACGTCTCTGGGCTGATCCTGAGCAAGGAGCTTGGCTACGAGTGGTTGTGCTTGCCGATGGAGTACGAGAAAACACATCGATGCTTCACTTCCATTCGACCAAGCCACGAGCCCCAGCCTGAAAAGGTGACGTGGTTACAACGAGAAGCAGAAGCGGTGCCCAAGTGGTACACGGAAGAGGAGTTGGCCCAGGAAGACACACTGCCAGAGGGCTATGAACCGGACTGGAAGGAGCTATTCCCACAGGATAGGCGGACTGAAGAGGGCGAACTCCTTTGGCCGGAGCGATTCAGTAAGGACCACGTAGAGAACGATCTGAAGCCACCTCTCCGCGCCTGGGGCGGCAGCTATGCAGAGGCCGGACAGCTCCAACAGCGTCCGTCGCCACGTGGTGGTGGGGATTTCAAGAAGGAAGACTTCCAGTTCGTCGACTCGTTGCCGGAGGGAGGAATCTGGGTTCGGGGATACGATCTCGCTGCGTCAAAAGACCGCGGAGCGTACACGGCTGCGGTGAAGATGGCGATCATCAAACGACGTGTGTACATCGCGGACGTTCAGCGGTTCCGCTTGGGTCCTGGAGCGGTGGAGGATCGGATCAAGGCGATCGCGGAGATGGACGGCAAGGGAGTCATCATCGACATTCCGCAAGATCCAGGTCAGGCGGGAAAGAGCCAGAAGTCACACCTCGCAGGCATCCTGCAAGGGTACAAGGTCAGGTCTTCACCGGAAACGGGAAGCAAGGAAGACAGGGCTCAACCCCTGGCGGCGCAAAACGAGCTTCATAACCTATACTTGCTGAGAGCGTCGTGGAATGATGCATTCATCAGCGAGGCATGCTTGTTCCCGAACGGTGAGTTCAAGGATCAGATCGACGCAGCGAGTCGTGCGTACGCACGTCTTGTCATGAAGCGTCCGCAAGCGACTCCGCAAGCACCGGAGCTGATCGGAGCGAAGTGATGGCATTCAGAGATCGACTGCTTGGCATTTTCCGCCCCACAACCGTTGCGCCTGACAAGACGCTCGGTGTACATGGGGCGGTCCTTCATTCCGGATACCTTCAAGTCGATGAGAAAGAGGCGTCGCTTGGACCCCTGGTCAAGTACAAGACCTACAGCGACATCATGTGCAACGTCTCGATCATCGCTGCGGGGACACGTTACTTTCTGAACCTGATTTCTCGAGCCGGTTGGAAAGTGATCCCACCGGACGACACTCCCGCCTCTCGTGAGCTCGCCGAGCGATTCGAAGAACTCATCTACAAGATGGACACGCCATGGCATCGTGTCGTTCGCCGAGCGGCGATGTATCGGTACTATGGCTTCAGCATCCAAGAGTGGACCGCCTGTCGGTGTGACGATGGAGTCATTGGCTACCAAGACATCTCTCCGCGTCCGCAGATCACAATCGAAAGATGGGATGTTGAGCAAACGGGCAAGGTGCATGGTGTTGTTCAACGATCCCCGCAGACATCTCAAGAGATCTACCTTCCCCGCCACAAGCTCGTGTACATGGTCGATGACTCGTTGAACGACTCGCCGGAAGGGCTCGGCATCTTTCGCCATCTCGCAGAGCCTGCCAAGCGTCTCATGCAGTACCAGCTGTTGGAAGGCTACGGATACGAGACGGATCTGAGAGGAATCCCGATTGGCCGTGCACCGCTGGCAGAGCTACAGAGCAAGATCGAATCTGGTGCCCTCAGCCCAGAGCAGAAGTCGCAGACCACAGAGCCGATCCGCACGTTCATCGAGAAGCACATCAAGAATCCTGAGCTCGGCCTGCTCCTCGACAGCCAAGTCTACAAGACCGAGGACGAGAAGGGTACACCCGGAGTGACGCCTCTCTGGAATCTGGAGCTGCTCAAGGGTGGCAACAGTCAGTCTTCGGAAGCGGTGGCCAAGGCGATCGAGCGGCTGAACCGAGAGCTGGCTCGGATCATGGGTGTCGAGCATCTCCTCCTGGGCGGAGACGGCAAGGGGAGTTTGGCGTTGGCAAGGGACAAGACACAGAATTTCGGTCTCATCGTTCACAGCACATTGAACGAGCTCGCCGAAACGTTCGAGAAGGACCTTGTCAATCCGATCTGGGAGATGAATGGTTGGGATCCGGAGCTGAAGCCAGAGTTGAAGACCGACCCGATTCAGTTCCGAGATGTTGAACAGATCACAGGCGCGTTGGCTGACATGGCGAGCGCTGGTGCGATACTTGCTCCTGACGATCCGGCCATCAACGAGGTGCGAGGCGTGCTCGGTCTTAGCAAGCAGCCAGAGATCGATGTCTCGCTGATGCCTGAGCCGGAAGACGATGTTCCGCCGGAAGATGAGCCTGAGGACGAGTCGGAAGAGGAGGAAGAGGAATGAGGGGCATATTCCTGCTGACCGTATTCCTATTCGGCTGTACAACCATGGAGATGGTGTATACCACCACGGAAGAAGGACGTCCAGTAGTGGCCGTCAAGAGGTCGAACTTCATGCGCGTTGGCCAGGGGTACACGGAGATCGTGACCGATGGTGAGGACGCGTACATCAAGCAGATCGCGAACGATCAAGCTATGTCGGAAGAGCTGAAGCAGGCATGGGCGGAGCTGAACAAGACGGCGAAGTACATCGCCGTTGGAGCGGGAGTCGGCGCTGTGGTGGGGCAGCCAGTCGCAGGGGGCGTGGCCGGTGGGGTATTGTCAAAAGTGCAAGACTACTTTGGCTTGGGCGATGATCCGGAAGAAGAGCTTGAAGAAGAGTTGAGTGTGCCCAGTGAGCCGGAGTTCACCGTAGAGGACTAGACCATGGGAACAGTACATGGCGAGCCGACCAACACTCCGATCGATCCGACGACGATCAGCCACACCGATCTTCTGGATGTTGCGGCTCCGAACGATGACCATACGCAGTATCTGTTGATCAACGGCACTCGGTCGATGACCGGGAACCTGACGATTTCCCACGGGACGAATCCTGGTGTCACGTATCACGACGGTGCGCTTGCGTTCGTCTACACGTATCTGCGAACCTCTGACAGCAAGTTCGTTCTGGAGGGGAACGTTGCTGCCCAGGCTTCTGCAGTCATCGATGCCACGGTAGAAATCTGGCCGAATGCACCGAATCCTGTTTCTTTTCAACCAGCGGTGGTAGGGATTACTTTCAATCCAACCGTTGCTATCCCCGCTCTCGCTTCGCTGAATTTCTTCAAGGACTCTGCAACAGTCACACTGAACAGCATCTTCAGCTACTACAACTGCGTCGTCTCAACGACAGTTGCAACCAACCTGTCTGGCACTGATGCAGGGTTCAACCTTTTCGTGAACGCTGGTGTTGCAAGAACTGCGACCAATGGTGTTGAAGTCCCGGAGATGCGGTCCTTCGATCATCGTGGCACAACGCAATCAGACGGTGCCGCTGGTGCGACTGCTGTTCGGCAGTACGCGGTATTCGATATCGGGGTCTGTGAGGCCATCAATGGTGGCACTCTGGTGGTGGATGACTGGGTTTGCGCCGGCAACGAGGACACCAACGTAAGTTCCGGCTTGAAGTTCGGAACGATTCATGCGGACAACACTCCATCTTCTTGTACTGTCACCAATCGCCGAGTTTTCTGGGCAAGGAACACTGGAGTGTTCGGTGGTGGTGGCACCGAATTGTTGGTCAACCAGTACGGACTCTACATCGATTCGTTGACAACTGGCAGCACGATCAACTGCGGTATTTGGATCGAAGGAGCAACTGGCGCAACCAACGACTATGGCATCGTTCTTGATTCTGACTTGGACGATGGTGGGGCCATCTGGTTCGGCGACGGGCAGGATGCGCGGATGTACTACGATGGGACGAATCTCATCGTGGATCCTGATGTGGTCGGTACTGGGCGTGTGCTCATCGGTGTGACTGGCGACGATGATATGCTGCTCAATGACATCGAGATTGACGGAGATCTCAACCACGACGGTACGCTGGTGGGCTTCTACGGAGTTGCTCCGGCGGCACGTCCTGCCGCGTACACTCAAACCTATTCAACAGCGACGCGTACGCACGCGAATCCTACTGCGGCCGCTCTCACTGACAGTTCCGGTGGCACAGCCTCGCAGACCATTGGTGCCGTGTCAGGTAGTGGTGCGGATGCTGCCATCAACGACAATTTCGCAAGTGTGACGGATGAGATCAACAAGCTCATCAC